GGCGCGGGTTTAGTTGGCTCAACCACAGGTTTAGCCGCCACATCTAGTTTAGCTCGACGGTCAGCCCGTTCCAATCTAGAAAGTTCTTCAAAAGAAACTGGAGCACCTGCCTCCAATCCGTCTTTATTCTTAGCCATAAGATCACCTTTGAGTTCAAATAAAAAAGGGAGGCATATGCCTCCCTTCAGTATAACGATCAATTAACCGTTAGTAACTAGGATCGCCATTGGGATGTTCTTGCGAGACAAGTCGCGAGTCCATACCGCCGCAGTCGCCAGCTCAGTGTTGGTGTAAGACACACCTGAAGGTGTACCAACATGGCTGTAACCTGCTGGGTGCAGAATCCAAGTCTTACGAACCCACAGAGTCTCGATACCAGCACCGTTACCCTGAGCCGCTTCACGCTCAACTTCAACTGGTACCATTGGAGTACCTTCGCCGTAACCGAACGCACCAGCGCCAAACACAACAGAGGTGTATTTGAAGCCAGAAGTTCCGCCAGCTACTACAGGCATAGAATCGTCAACGATTACACGTTTGCCCATGAAAGTTGGGATCTGCAGAGTCTGAGTAGAGTCCTGAACGAAGTCGATGTCGTTGTTCTTGATCATCTGACGGTAAACCGCAGAGTGAACAGCGATAGCAACGAAGTCGCCCATCATGTCGCCAGCAGTACCCAGAGTATCAACGAAAGAGTCAACGCCGATCTTGTTAGCCGCAGTAGCCGCAGTACCGTCTTCGATAGCAACATCGTTGATCATGTCAGAAGCGTGGTTCGCAACGTTGTCAGCGATGATACCGTTGGTAGCCGCGATCAGCTTGCGCTGCCACTGACGGCTGAAGTACGCATCAACACGACCGCGGATGTGATCCATCGCTTTAGCGCCCATAACCAGCTCAGAAGCCAGATCTGCCGCAGACCAACCTTGGTTAAGGAAGATTTTGCGAGTCAGGTGTTCAGACTGAGCGGCTTTCTTAGGCACAGCTACGTCAGAAGTCGCATCAGTGCTGTAGTTTACTTCGTCATCACCCAGATCAGTCCAGAATGGAAGCTCAGCAACTTTACCAGCCGCAGTCGCCAGACTGTCCAGAAGAGCGTTACGCGTTACGATACCAGAATCTAGGAAAGCAGTTTTTTCAGTTGTGTTAACTGCTGGAAGATCCTGAAACACAGTGACATCGATGATGTCAGAAAGAAGTACGTTAGCCATGTGTTAAGCTCCATTAGCCATAATAATCAGATTTTAATCGAGCATATTCTGAAGGATTCTCTCGACGTAGGGTCGACAATTCCGCACCAGTCATCTCATTAAACTTTTTCGTAGACTTAACAGCACCGCCATTAGCCCCAGTGGCACCACCACCGCTTGAACCTGCGTCCACAAGGAACGCATACTTACTTTTAACACTGCCGATCAGTTCGTCAAGCGAACTTACCGTCAGGTTTCCAGATTCATCTAACACTTGGACACCGTTCTCACTAACAGCGAGTCGATTTGCGAACTTCTCAGCTAGCAACTCAGCCTTAGCCGTGTCCTTAGTTAAAGTGCCAGCCAATTTAGCCGCTTCAGTCTTGATCAGGGACTGCTTTTGAGCTTCTAAACTCGCCTGACGCTCAGCTTCCAACGCATTAATACGCTCTTGGGCTGATTTGTACAACTGCTCAAAATCGTTTTCGCGTTTAGCTTTATCCTCAGATGCGCGTTTCGCTTCCTCTTCGGCTTCACGCTTGGCTTCCTTAGCCTTCTTAGTCTCAGATAACAGCTCATCAAGCTTAGCCTGCATGCGAGCGTTCTCTTCTTTCAATCGGGCCAACTCAGCATTACCACTTGTTGTGGTCTCGTCGCCTGCTGGAGCTTTTACATCGTCATCGTTTTGAGGGTCACTCATAATATTACCTTCCTGTCACTAACAGTTTGGTGATGTAGCACAGCCACATCTAGTTGCATTATAAACCAGACTTGCTAAACGCAATTGGTTCTAATTGTTTCAACTGCTCGAGAGTATAAGTTTTACCCTTAGCAGAAACAAATTTATCCACAGTTAACCCGCCTTCGCGGAATAGTTTGGCTTTTTTAATGCCCAACACTTCTTCCTGCACTTTAACGGGCTGTCTCTTCAGCCAATCATTATACGTCTCACGTTTAGACACCAAACCCCTGTATTCATCCTTAACGATGCGCTCGTTTGGAATAGGGATGCGTATCGAACGGCAGTTATAATGCGCCGGTGGTCTTGGACCCGCGTTAAACTCAAACACGCGCCCATCTAAACTCTGACAAATAGCCGAGGTGCGGCTATCTAAGATAGCGACCCACTCTTCACCCTGAAAAAACGATGGGTTGGCTTTGTACACCTCGTTACGACCGAAGTCGCCGGCATGGTTGAACGCTGTGTTCACCACCGCCGTTGTCTGTTGGCGAGAGCGACTACGCGCCACCCTCTGCATCTCACGCAGTATCGCGTCTGTACTCTTGCCCGTACGAACGCCGTTACGCACAACACTGCTGAACTGACGCTTATTCGCAACAACATACGCGTTAATCATGCCCTGTAGCGTCATGAAGTTGCCCTGTAACTGTAACGCTGAGCTTCTAACCACGCTCCTCGTCACTGTCGGCACAACCACCGCCTTCGTCATCATCGCACCAAGCGCAATCGCAATAAACGCAACCTGATAGTCGGCCAACTCCAGCGCATCATCCTCTATACGTTTGCCAATTGCACCCATATGGTAGTCGATTAAGGTGTCCACCTCACTCAACGCACCCGCGGATGCGCCTGACCCTATGAGCGAGGTGGACATAACAGCACCAACGCTCGCAATCATCCCTGCTAGCATGGTAGTAACGGTCAGGATCTCATCATCACTCCGCCCTTTGACGAAGATCTGGTTCCGCACTAAGACATCATATAGATGCTCGTTCATTCAGTAATCCCGACTGGGTCGTTCGCACTCAACGGATCAGTCCCGTTGTTGGTCCCACCAAGGAACCCTGTCGAACCACCCATCATCGGAGGGTTCTCCTCAACCTCAGCGTCGATCAGCTCATCAGACCTGAAGTCCTCAAGCCAACCCGCCTCGCGCAACTTCGCCCGAACGTCAGACTGCGCAATGTCACCGCGGTCCGCGAACTGGATCAGCATCATCGCTTGGTTCGCGTCGATCGAACCGTCGAAGAAGTCCCTGTTCAACGCAACGAACACACCGTCCACAGGCGCACCCATGAACTGCGCTACGTCCTCACACGCCGACTCCAACGCCTCAGACACGTTACCCACGATCGAGTTCAACACTGACGCCTCAGATGACGCCGCTATGCGAGCCGACTCAGCCGTCTGGTTGACCCCACGCTGAGTGATCAGACGCGCACCGATCTGAACCATCTGGTTCTCTTTATGACTCATCGCCTCGAACGCGGCACTGTTCGACTCTGCCTGCAACAACTGCGCCTTACCGCGCTGTAGCGCCAGACCCCTACGCGCACCCACCGTCACACCCTGAGGGTTCAACGCTTCAAACTCCTGCGCAGACGTATCACCGGTGTCGATCACTAGCATCGGTTGCCCATGCAAGTGCGTCCCTTCCTCGTAGTCCGCACAGTTGCGGTAATGCGCGATGTTCACTGACGCCAAGTCGAACAGCGGTGGCTGATCAATATGTGACCGATTGTCTTCTGACCCAGCAAAGTAGAACGGTATATGCCGCACGACCTCACCACCCATCAACGGCGTCATTGTCGACACCACACTGCCGTCTTTCTCGTACAGCGTCTGGGTGTACACACCGTCAACCAGCTCTAACACTCGGTACTGAGGCTCAACCGTCCATGTGAACCGGTCGTGGTACTCTTTACGCTCCTCAAGCAACACCACCATCGTTAACGTCTCACGACCGTTAATCACCTCGGTGTCCCAGTTGATGATGCGCTCGAACGAGTACCCAATAATGTTCGACTGCAGATCCTGAATGTCAGCGAACGACGCACCCTCAGACACCTGCGGGTAATCAACCATGAATCCGTATCGACCCGTCTCCAGAATCTCATCGCAAGCAAGTTTCGCGATCTGCTCAAGCGACATACCCTGACCGTTCGCGTTATCCAACAGATATTCAATCGAATCCGGCAAATCCGCCTTAATCGGGCGTCTGAAAATCGCACCAATCAATGCCGACTTCGTACGCCCAACCACATTCACGTAATACGCGCGTTGCAGGTACTTGTCGTAACGCTCAGCATCGGCCGGTGTGAACTGGGGGAGGTAACGGGTATTGGCTTGCTTGATAGCTTTTTGACCAGCACACGCATCGCGAGTCGTACGAACCTGATCAAGTGCCAACTCATATTCTGGGTGTGTGGAGTGTACTGGCATGGTTGGGGCTTCCTGTATTTGGTGCTAAGCGCAGTGTAGGGAAGAATAACACTAAAAAACTGAAAGTGAGAACTGAGCGGTAGCACATCGTGACCATCGTGTCAAAATTTCTCAAAAATATATGAGATTCGACTGTTTTATCTCGGGTAGACCTTTTTTGGATGGGGGTGGGGTGTGTCACACAGTGGCTATCTTAAAATTCTACACAAAATTTTGTGTGGTTGGGGGACCGAACCCTGTGGATAAAATCGGGTTCCCCCGTGGGACTTATCCACAGGATATCCACAGGCTGTGGATAACTTCTGATTTTCATCCACAGCCTGTGGATAAAGTTATCCACAGGTGGAAAACGTTATCCACAGAATTGAAAACCTGTGGATAAAGTTATCCACATTAGGGATGGGTAATATACCAATAGAACGCGCGTTCTATTTTGTGCGATGCACAATGCATCGGTCACAATGTGAGCGAGATTCATAATGACACCCGCTTCTAATACTTTAGTCTAATATAGACTAAAGTATTAGATCACATCGCTCGAGATCCAATCGACTCGAAAACATAGGGGAAGTGACGTGTCACACGGGAAGGGGTCAAATAGCCACACTGTGCCACGATCGATGCAAATCTATACGCTAGCAAGGTTTCCGCTAAGATCGCGCCTCAGAGCGCGGATTTGAGGCGCTCTCGCGATTGCATGCCAGAGCACTATAAAGCACCCAATGGGGCCGGATATCGCCCAATAAAAAGGCCGGTATTGTTTACCGGCCTTTAGATTTAATACGCGTTTAAGCGCTTAATTAAACAGCGATAAAAACGCTAAAAGAAAGAAATAAAACAATTCAAAGATAAACATAGAAATATTTTCCTATTTGCACCTAATTAAATGTAATTAATCCGAATTAATCCGCATTTAATGCGAATTAATGGACCGCAATTAGAATCGGTTTAGAAATAGACTTTATTCCGCACGCGTGACCGGTCGCTAAACATTCGCCACATTTGGAAGGACAAACAAAACCATTTCCATTGTGTGCCGTTTTTACCGCCTCGCGATATTCGCGCGTTTTCGGCTTTAAGTTTTTGTCGCTTATTTTTACCGCGATAAAATCGCCTCGAGTTATTGGAAGCGCTTTTACCTGTTCAACGGTCGCGCTTGTATGCTTATGACCGCTCGAGACGTTTAGAACGTAGTTCTCTGGCGCGGTATATCCGTTTTCGAAATAGGCCAATATTTCAGCGAACGATTTTGAGTAACCATAGGCGCGAAGTTTTGGGTTTTGCATTAAAACGCTAAACCAAAAACCCACCTCGAATTCGCTATTAAAATCGCCGTCCACATATAAGCGAAAATCGACGCGCTCGAGCGCTTTAAATTTGGGCCGGTCCAACGTATCAATTAAAGCGCTTAAAAGGTATTCGCGGCCGTTATAGGTCTGCAGAAGGATGAAATTCTGTAGCATGCGAAAAAACGCGGCCGGATATCTCCAAGCTTTAATTGAATAGCAAAAGTCTTCACATGACCCCATGCCGCGGCATGAGATAAACGGCATGCTAGAAAAACTCAAAAACGGAAGTTTTGAATTACCTTCTGTAAAAATAGAAAACGCCGGTTTTCCGGTTTCCAAAAAGTTTAAAAACTTTTCGCCGAATTTGACCCAATGGCCATTTGGGTTTTCGGTCGCTAATAACATAGGCAAAACCTGTTTTAGGTCCGCGACCATTTTAGCGCCGTTGGTGTGGTCTAAAGTATTAAGCAAATTTTTAAGTTTTGACATTTTCATTTTTAAATACCTTTTAAGATTTTATGCGTTTAAACGTTTTTCAATTATCAGTAAAGCCGATTCGGACCAATAATCCGGACCGAAATTGTCGACCGTATCAATAGGCGCGCCGCCGTCGCTATATAAGACCGCGTCCGCGGTTTTATCGTTAACGACATATACAGGGAAAGGGATCTCGAGATCCCGTCCAGTGTATTCGCAAAAACGCCACTCAAATTCGGTTTCGATGTCGTAGTCAAATTCGATCTGCATCGTTTCGCCGGTGTCGAATTCCAAAACAGCAAAACCGCTATTTTCGATCGCTTCAATTTCTATTAAATGTAATTTGTTATCCATTTTTAAAACTCCGGTTTTAGATAAAGCGCTACTTAAAGTAGCGCGAAATATTTCTCAACTAATGCGTCCGAATATTCGAATAGTAATTGCTCAATTTCAGCGCGGTCTGGGTTCGATTCGTTATAGCCAAGATCGCTTAACGCGTCTGTACCATTCCCGCCGACAAAATAGGCCGTTAAACGGTCTCCTTTCCCGTTTAACGCGGTTATTGATCCGGCGTCACACTGATACGCCCAATCGATCAAACCGCGCTCGGTTATCCGTTTAACGTCATTAGATAAACGCGAGGCGCCGTCGTACGCGTCAAAATTTACATATCCGGCCTTTTTAGCAAGGCGGATAAATTTACGCGCGATCGATTGTTCAATTTTTAAACGCGTATCTAGTTTTTGATAAGCGCGCGCGTCATTAACCATATCCGCAAAAAGAGCCTTATTATGGTCCGCCTTATATCCGGCGGATATCCCGTATAAGTATCCAACGTACCCGCCTGATTTTGTCCGGATAGAGTAGCAAGGCTCGCCGGATAACTCAGAGCGCGAATCGATCCAAGTATAAAACGGATAAACTGACTGGATCGCTTCAAACTCAGCAAGCAAGGCCGGCTTAAATTCCGATGCCAATTTAATGGAATCAATTAATCGCGTATTAGGTTCTACGCGCGTCTGATATTGATAAGCATCGTTTTTGTCATCTGTTTTAAAAACGATTTCGCCGGTCTGATTTAAAAGATAAAAATTCATTGTTTGATTCTCCGATTTTGATAATGGCTAGTCTCATCAGTATTAGTTCGCCAAACTAATAGACCGGCGAATAAATCGCCGGTTTCGACTTTTATTTATTTTCTAATTCGGCTTTTAAATTTCGAATATTTAAAGCTCGGTCAAAATTTGCATTAACTATTTCGGATAAGCGCTCTTTTATTTCGTTTAGCTCATCCATTGTTTCGACATCGGAAACAAACTTAAGGGCATCGATCTGTAAAGCATATTCCCAACGCTCGAGATACTGTTGGCGGCTTAATTCGATTTCACCTCGGAAGGTATCGTTTGCTTTAATAGTTGAATATTTCATTTTTAAATCTCCAATTTTTGATAATTTGCGCCGGTCCATTTAAACCGGCGCGGTTTTGATTAGTAACCGAAGTTATTAAAATAATGTTTTAGAAGCGCAACGCGGCAACAGTGATATTGGCTAACATCGCACCAATTAATAATCTCCTCGGCTGTTTTTTCGTCGTTATCGCACCACGCATCAAAATCGCCGTTATATAGTTCGGCCTTTTCCGCGACCGCACTAGCGAAACCATTAAAAACTGTTAACGGTTCTGTTTTAACTGATACCAGTGTAAAAGGCATGCGGCGCAAATATTTATTTTCGATCTCGCATGCAAAATCCCAAAAATTTTCAGCGACAAAATTGAATTCAAAAGTGTCGTTATATTCCGCGTCAAAAAGTTTTGCTGTAAATAATTTTTTGCTCATTTTAAAATCTCCGATTTTGATAATCCGGCGCGGACCTTTCCGCGGCCGGTGATTAGATTCTAGTCACATCGTGACAGAAAGCAAATCTTGTTCGCGCA